AAACTTCAATTCATCTCTAGTAATCTCAGCAGCCTTACCAAGATTGAAACCTGCTTCTGATTCCATTCTTGAAATTGGTACATTCAATGCCTTGTAAAGTTTCTTTTGAAAGTACTGAACATCTGTGATCTCACCTAAGTTTTGTCCACCAGGTAAAGTAGATACTTCTGTTCCTTTTGCACCCTCTCTACGAGGTAACCAAAAGTCTTCAAGCATAGACATATGTTTTCGGTCATCTCTTATCTCACCTGTTGAGGCATCATAAACAAGTTTATTTCTATATCTTGCCATCACATCTCTTAGATATGCTTCTGCTTTTACTTTTGGTAAATTACCAACATCAACATAGAATACTCGTCTTTCTGGTGCTCTTACTATTCTGTAAATAACAACAGCGTCTTCAATCATTCTTAATTGATTGACAGGTTTAATTGCTTTATGCAAATGACTCATGACCATATTTTTAGTTTGATCAACAACGCCAGATGTAATGTAAGTAATTGAGTCAGAAGAAATCTTTACACCAGCATTTGAATTTGCTGATGACATTCCTTTTTCATTATAAACAAACCATTCTGCGGTTTGTTCTACAACCTCAATACCTTTACCTTGACTGTCTCGTCTTTTAGTTATCTCTCGAACCTTTTTAATTTTTCTAGGATCGATATATCTAATTTCTGTTAATCCTTTTCTAGGACTAGTAGGATCGATCACCTTGTGGAAGTAAATTCTTCCGTCAACATACCATCGTTTAAAGATGTCGTGTCCTTTTTCGTCAAAATTTATAAGGCGTAACACCTCATCAAACTCTGCTCTAATTTTTACTTTTATATTTTCAGAAATAGCAAGTTTATCTAGTGATAGAGAAATTGAGGAATCTCTTTCATTAGAAACGATAACTTCATTAATGATGTCTTCAATCGCTGTATCACATTCAGGATGCTGAGCAACTTCACGATATCTCTTGATTAAATCAAAATCATTCTTAGCAGTAACTTCCATATCCAAGTATTGGCCAAAGTAACCACCAGCAGATATAGTTGTAGTACCGTCATCTGGAGAAGGGATGGTAAAAGCCTGTTTGGCTTGTGCCGGCTTCTCCAGATCATTATCTTTTCTTGTTATTTCGAATCCAAGTAGTTTTACCATATTATAATTTTCCTTTTCGATTTAACTTATTATGTAGTAGTATCTGTTTCAAAGTATTGGAATTGGAACGTAACACCAAATTCTTCTATAGTGTCATTAGTTCCGTAATTCAAAGCAATATTATCTAAGGCAATTGGAAACAATCCTCTATAAGTGTAGGACTTTAGAGTTGATCCGTTTCTATCTAAATGATCAACAAAACCATCAACTTGATAATCAGCAGGATTTGCGATACCTTCGTTGTCAGTCATATTGTTTATACCATTCATCCATCTTTCCATTGCTCTATATATTTTAAAGTCAGTATCATTTAATACCGTAATTGTCCAAGGTTCAAAAGTTCGATCCCCAGCGATATTAAGTTTTCTTCCTCTAAAATCAACAGCTACATTACCTAGTGTTTGACCAGGTATAGCAGTTGCTTTACATAAGAAAGCAAGATCAGATGTTTCGCCACCAACTGCAGCGTATCCAGGAAAAGGTAAAGTTACCTTAAACTGATTGGCTCTCGCCCCACCACCACGAAGGCGAGATTTAAAGTCATTTATATTTGGCATATTATATTTCTCCTTCTATGATTATGCGCCTGCGACTTCAGAAAAGGCAACGCCTGATCTAGTAGCCACAAAGTTAAGTTGAATAAAATTGATAGAACGTGCAGGTTTGATAAAGATATCAGCCCTAAATTCGTTTCTATCTATAACATCTCCAGTATTATTTGTGTCATCACAAACTACTGAAAAGTCTGTTATACCTCTACGACCTTGTACATCTCTTAGAAAAGGTTCCACTAGATTTCTAAATTGTGCTCGAGTGAATTCATCATTAAATTCAAACAATTGAAATTTAGAAGCAGTAGAAATTGCTTTTTCTAATACGATAAACAATCTTCTAACGTTTATTCTGTCGAAAGCACTAGGTTTTAGTTGAGCAGTTTTATCGCCAAACAATACAGTACCTTGTCCAGGAAATGCAATAACAGGATTTACTCTTGATCTGTATAGTTCATCTCTTTGAAGTTGGTTTGGATTGAATGCTAATTTAACAGCACCTCTAATTTGACCTCTATTGAAACCGCCTGGTGAGAACCATGCGTCTGCAATATTGTCAGTTCTAGCACAAAGACCAGCAGTATCTCCGTTCAAAGGAACGAATCTGTAAACGTCATTGTATTTGTCGTACATATATTTGTAACCACTGTCAATTACAGCATAACTTGAAGATGGTAAACCTTCAGCAAATGATTTAACATTTGCAGTTTGTATTATACCACTTGTGATATCAACCACATCTGCTCTCGCAGGTGATATGAAAGCAACACAATCTTTTCTTGTTGTTGCAATATCCATAACAGCAGTAGCCTTTGTATCTCCAGTTGCGTCAGCACCTGTTTGAGAAGGTCCACACATTAGTAATGATATATCAACTGATTCAGCATCAGAAAATAAATCATATGCTAAAGTGATTTCGCCTTGTGTAGCAGCGTAATCATCTGTACCATTAGCCAAAGAGTAATTAAATACAGCAAATGCACTTGAACCTACTTGATCAAATGTATTACTAGCTTTTAGTTCTCCAGCGTCTCCAAGTGTTGTTTCGTGATCCATCCAATAAACATATTCTGATTTTTGGTAAAGAACATCAGCATAGTAATTACTATTACCTTGAGGAGTTTTAGCATCTGAAGCTTGTGATACACCTTCAAATGTTTCTAAAATTGTTCCTGCAGTTCCTGTAATTGCACCATCTTCATCTGATACAACAATGTGAAGTTCATCAAGTGAACCACCAGCATTAGATACATCATCTGTAGTAGTTGGAGCATTAGTAAAGTTAAAGTAATATTCCCAATGTCTTTTTATTAAAGCGTTATCAACAACAGCGTGTCTTAGTCCGCCCGATTCTGTTGCGCCAGTAGAAATATTAAATCTAGCAATGGTCAAGACGTGAGTGTTTATTGCAGTTATTTTGTAATAGTGTCCAGAAGGTACTGCTGTAAATACAGAAGTGTCTCCAAACTCTAATAGGTCACCTACTTGAAACAACGTACCATCATCAACAGTAATTGCCGTGTCGCCAACTGCTGCGGACGCATCATTAACAGCACCTGTGCCAGCTGCACCTGTACTTTGTGGTCCAAAAGCCGTTGAGTTAGAACATTTAGATACTCTTAAAGAATTTCCTAATATTCCTGGTTCTCTTGCGGCATAAGCACCAACTGATCCTGATCCGTCTGAGAAAGAAGTTAAGTAATGTGATGTATTTCTTATTATAACAGCCGTTCCAGATACTGCAGCATTTACCATGCCAGTTTCAGGACGTACTATTTTTAGATTGTTTCCGTATCCTAAAAAGTTTGATGCTGTAAACCATTCTTCAAAGTTAGAAGAATTTGGTTTCCCAAATACTTCAACTAATTCTTGTTCAGATGAAATTGAAGTAATTTCACTAACTGGTCCTTTAGCAGCAGTAATAACAATCGCTCCACTAGTTGTAGAAACAGCGGGAATTACGTTTGTTAAATCCTTTTCAGTAACGAGAACACCTGGTGATACTTGAAAAGCCATATTTAGTTCTCCTTAATTAATTAAGTGTTAAAGTTTGTATTAGTTATAACCCTTTTGTAGATATTTATGTTATCCTATATCTCTACTATTCTCCCCTACGATATGTTACAGGTTGCCATAATACACCTGCATCATCAAAATATCCATTATCTTTACCTTCAGGATCGTCTAGTCCGTTATCTATAAACCCAAATGGGGCCATATCTGCCTCAATTGCGTTTTTTTGATCTGTAAACATTTGACCTCTAACATCTATATTTGTTAGTTCTTTAAAGTATCTTTGATTGGCTAACCAAGAAAAGATAACTAGACACATCACTAAATCATCATGTGAACCTGCTTCAGCCTCAAAAGATTTTCCTTTGGCAATAAACGTTGATAGTTCTGAGATAATATCAAAGTCATTTATGATTAATTTATCAGATTCTATCAAACTTTTCAGATTTGAAGTTCCGATTTTTTTAGTACCCTTAGTCATTCTCACGCCAAGTTGATTACCTCTTCCACTGAATCCTCCACCCAATACTTGACCTGCTCGTCCTCGTTGCGTAACCATCATCATGTTATCATATTCTAATTCAAATTGCATTGCGTCTGCCACTTGTTGACCTAGATCGTTTATCTCTATTAGAATATATGCTTTGTTATATAACTTACCTATCTTGTCTAATACATTTGGAAAGACAATGGGTTTGATATCATTATTTTTATACTTTGCAACAATCTTATATGGTGCCTTTGTAGAGTCTATGACTATGAAAGCAGAGTAATCGTTCTGTACACCTCTCGCAACATCAACTGTAATGACATAAGTATGATCTTTAATAGGCATTTCATAGACATCTAGTCCTTGTGGACTTCTTCTAGGGTCTATGACAGCCATTGCTTTTAATTTTTGTGCATTGATTAATGTATCAACACTACCTAAAAATTCACACTCAAACTCAGTCTGAAATTGTGACTCACTTGTGTTTCTTATTGTTTGTTCTTTCCATTTTTCATCTCTACCTGGAACTTCTGACCAGTGTACTTCAATAGGTACAAAGGTACTTTTCTTATTGACAGCATCCATCCACATCTTATAAAACATATTCATTCCGTGAGGTGTAGATACGATCATAACCTTTGATGATTTACCAGATGATATTGTAGGATATACTGAGCTAAAAAATTCTTCAGCGATGTTATTAGGTACGTAAGCAAACTCATCAAGAAATATAATATTAAAAGTACTACCTCGAACAGCACTTGATGAAGTTGAAGCCGCAACGATTCTACTTCCGTTCTCTAGTTCAAGTGATCCTTTGTTCCAATTTAGTACTCCTTGTTGCATCCATTTTGGCAAGTGCTCGTAAGCAAGTTGCAATCGCCCTAATAAATCCCTTGCCGTAGAAGATTTGTTGGCGAGTATTGCAACGTTTACATTATCGTTAAACAAAACATAATGTAAGAGGTAGGAGACAATGATAGTTGACTTTCCACTTTGTCTAGGTAGTTTACAAATTGTAAACCTATTGTCGTGAAAAGTGTCTACCATCTTCCGCTGAAAGTCATACATCTCAAAAGGCACTAGACCTTTATCGA